TTTTTTGGTATTTACAATTAGCAGATACGAAGTTATAATTAACCTGTACCTACTAAGTGTGGTTTAGTTGGTGCAAAGCTCCGGGGCGGAGATGTCGACTCCCTCCGGGGCACTATCATTTTAATGCTTCTTTCCCTCTCCAGACATATCCTGTTTCTTCCCAGAGCTTTCTTGGAGAGATAACAAATTCTATTCTGCCAGAACCTTTTCTGTCGTGAATCACTTTATTCCCACGATACGCCGTGCCGATAGGCAGCCATCCATAGATGATTCCTGCTCTGACAGATGGCGTAGGAATGCCTGTCATTTTGCTCACATCTGATACTGTCAGGCGTTCGTTTGAAAACTCTGGCATCTGTGGAATGCCCGATATGATTCTCGCAACCTCTGCGGCGAACTGATGAACTTCTGCATTTTCTTTGATGTAAGTATCAACTTCACTCATTTCATGCTCCTTTCATATTTGTTTTTATGATTTTTTTTTACCTTTGCTTTCTTCTTTCTCTTTTGAGTTTTGAATGGAGATTTCTTTCCGGTAAAATGCGTAAAATTATTTGCTCCCATTATTTATCACCTATTGTATTTCCTTTCCCCTCTACCTATAATGCTTTTACAGGCACCGACATGCCGAGTATAACGAAAGGGGAATTATATGGTTGAAACAATCACTCGACTGTATCACTGCCACAAGATTCACAAGCATGTGACTGTTTATGAAGAGTATGAGGTTTCTGGTAACAGTCGCCGCCTACTGCGGTGCTCATGTCCACATCATCAATACACGGAAATGAAGCCGCACTGTGATGGGTATAATGACCATGGTTTTCAATGCGGTTATGCAAAAAATCAATAACCAGGCTTACTAACTCATCCGGTCGCTCACTTGGCGATAGGTAACAGTAAAGCCGTAGGTCACATTTGCAACAGTCTCCACCAGATTCTTTGCAGTGCTGGCTGACGGCTTTATTAAATTGTAATGCGTCCATTTATGCTCCTTTCTACTCAATACACATTTGAGCATTGCAGTCCCTGATGCACATTACTGTATTTGTACATGGATGCCAGTTCTTAACATATTCCATAGCTTCTTCAAATCTCAGCTTAGGGATGTTATTACGGGCATTTACTGCGAAGTAAGTCTTTATATCCCTGTTGCATTCAGCAAATACTTTCTTGCCAATTTCTTTGTAAGCATTTGACTCTTTCCCGCCAAGATGAGCAACGACAACACTCGATACCAGATCACCAATGTACTTCTGCTGACCGTAATCAATGGTCATGGTGTTCTCAAGTTTCTCGATTCGCTCCTCGTGATTCTGATTGCCAAGAGCCAGAAGCTGAATCTGTTCTGCTATGGTCATTGGTTTCTGATAAGAACCTGTCCTGTGGATTGTTGGAAGAACCTCACTAGTTACCCAGTGTTTGAATCTTTTGGCTGATTCGAGTTTGCTTCCGAAGATTAAAGCGTATAAGCCGGATTCGTTGATGAGTGTTGTTTGAGTTTTTACCACATTCCCATTTTGGGAATCTGCTTCAAGAACCTTTAAAATCCTGTCCTCTTCTTCAACATGAGTTGAAACTGCTTTGCTTGCATTGGAATATCCAAGTGCCAACGCTACATCCTTGCCAACAAACCAAGGTTCATTGTCAATAGTTACTGTCCGAACTTCTCCGAACTCTTCTGAATTAAAAATCTGTAATTCGTTCATTTATGCTCCTTTCTTACTTTCTTTCTGGTCAGAATTCGCTTCTTTGCGAGTATGTGGAATCTCAGTAAAATCCCGACCTTTTTCATATTTGAAAATACTTCCAATCTCGCATTGGTTATATACTTCCTCTGTTACATAATAAGTAGCTGTGTCATATTCTTTTTCTTCCTCATTGTAATCACGAATATCTATTTCATAAGAATCCGAATAGTGATACACATAAGGTATTACAGTTGTATATGATGTTTTTCCGTTAGTTCGGACTGTAGAGATCAGAACTGTTTCTGTATGTGCAGGAATAAATTCTTTATTGTAAATTTCTCCCTCTTTCAGTTTCCCTTTACAACCAGAGAGAAAAACAATCCCTGCAACTATAGGAATAATTAATAATTTCTTTTTGATATGTATTCACTCCCTTTTTATGCTATACTCTCCTTTGGAAAGGAGGTGTAATAATGACCTATAAAGCCAAAGAACTTCTTGTAAAAATGGCTAATGAGTATGATGCTTCTGGACATACTTCTTTTGATTCTGATTTCTATATAGCTTTCCCAGATAGCACTATTACTGAATTAGAAAACAACGGCTGCATAACCATTGTAAATGACATTGTTGGAAGCATTTGTCTTACAGAATATGGCTATCAAGAATCAAGGAAGTAATTTCCAAGGGCTACATGATTTTTCATGTGGCTCTTTTTACGGTGCTCTGTGTGACTCAACTAAAGGAACTTCTGCCTTATATGTTCCCTGTTCTCTCAATTCTCCTTTGTTGGAATAGCTTGCAAAGTGTACGGTCGTGTCCACTTCCACATCAATACGAAAATCATCCGGTGTACAGGAAATCATAAAACCTGTACATCCATATCCAAAATCTTCTCCGTTGATACGGAAGATTTTCTTTTCAGTGTCAACTTCGATGGCTTTAAGTTCATGTGGAACGAAAATTTTATTCATAATTTGATCCTTTCCTGTTTAAATTTTGTAGATAATTTTGTCTACTTTTTAAAGAAAATTTTTTCTTTTTCAGTAAGAGATGTAATCCCAAGTTCACTACAGAGAATATCTGTTTCCCTGTTCGTAAAATCGGCCTTATTTTTACATTTCATCCTGAAGTATTGCCTTGAAATGCCTAGTTTCTCAGCTAAATATCCATATTTCTTTCCAGAGTCTTTAATTCTCTGTTCAAGCAATGGAGTATCAACCATTCCTGTTCCTCCTTTCTTTTTGTTGATGTTTCTGTCTACATTTAACACTATAACTCGTGTTGATATTTTTGTCAACAATATTTTCAAAAAATGTTGAAATATTTTTCAACACATGTTATACTCTCATTGTAAGCAGAAAGGAGGTAAACTCCATGAACATAGGAGAAAGAATTAGAAAGTGCCGTGAAAATTTAGACATGACGCAAGAAGAACTGGCATTAAAACTTGGATATAAGTCAAGATCTTCCGTGAATAAGGTTGAAAATTCAAGAGAACTTTCTATAAAGAAAGTGCGTGACTATGCTAAGGCATTAGGCGTATCGCCTGCTTACTTAATGGGATGGACGGAACATAAGCCAGACAATGCAGAATTAGTCGCAGATATCTCAGGAAATCCGCAGCTACTGTCCTGCATTGAAAAACTCACTAATCTTCCAAAAGACGACCAACAGTTAGTTTATGGCTACGTAGATGCTCTCTATTCCAAAAATAAAGCCGGGGATTAATTTCCCCGGTTTTTTAATACTCTGGCAATGAATCTATAGAAGAATTCAAGCAGACTGTCATCATTTATTTTATCTATCATCTCAATAATCTCTTTTTTATAATCCATAAACAACCCTCCCTGTCGCAACTACCACCTACATTACAGTATATGTCCGGTTTGTGGGAAATAGAACCGAACATTCGTTCGTTTTTTGCTATTATACCACCTATTCCGACTCTTGGCAACTGCCAATGATATATGCGAACTTTCGTTATTTCATACACGAACTTTGCAATCTCAAAGAAAATTATGCTTTCACGGAAGAAAAATGCGAGATCACAAACTTTTCTGTGGACTTCCCCCAGATTATGGTTCGACGCAGGCTTCTCCTGATATGCGGCACTGGTGATCTGCACATCATTGTGATTGTTCGGGACAATCTTTAGCGGAATATGTATCGTGTAAAATATCTTAAATATAATTAGAAAGAATGCAAATATCTTAAAACAATTATTTTTCATAACAAATCACTCTTATTCTTTACAAATCATGTTATCTGCGATAAAATAATAATACCACATAAAAGCGTACTTTTGCATGACACTTCAAAATCAGCAAGAAAAATGTAAAAATCATCAAAAATGGCATGATTTAAAGAGTATGTGCAAAGCGTAACAGGAGGAAAAAATGTATGAGTAATGAAAAGACAAAAATCTGCAAGCACTGTAAAATGGAGATTCCGGCAGGAGCAAAGATATGTCCTCATTGTAGAAAGAAACAGGGCGGAAAGCTGAAATGGGTAGTTCTGGCAGTCGTTGTTATCGGAGCTGTGGGTGCAGCTTCTGGCGGAAGTTCTGACACAAAAACTACAACCACTTCTACTGCAAAAACAGAATCTAAAGAAGTAGCAACACCTACACCAGTAAGCTATACCTCTGTATCTGTAAACGATATGATGTCTGCTTTGAATGATAACCCGCTTGGAGCATCAAAGCAATACAAAGACCAGTATTTAGAAATCACTGGAAAACTTGGAAATATTGACGCTTCTGGAGACTACATTGACCTCATGGCAGATGGTGATTTTGAAATCATTGGCGTACAATGTTACATTAAAAATGATGAGCAGGAGTCAAAAGTTACATCTATGAAAATGGGTGACATGGTGACTTTGAAAGGAAAATGTACAGACGTAGGCGAAGTTCTTGGATATTCATTTGACATTGAAGAAATAGAATAAATAAAACCACCCCGGCATTGGCGTACCGAGGTGGCGTTTATACATCTCCGAAGAAATGTAATATTCTGGCAAAACATATTGTATCATCTTCGGAGC